GCACAAGGGTGATCCGTTTGGTAAATCCATGCTTCGTGATGCCTACTTAGCTTGGAGATTCTTGAGTGTAATCGAAGAGATTGAAGCAAATGGTGTAGCTAAGGATTTAGCAGGTCTACCAGTACTAAAGCTTCCTCCACAGTATCTATCGTCAGATGCTTCTCCTGATCAAAAAGCAATTCGTGCTTACTATGAAAATGTAATGCGTAATTTGCAGCTAAATCAGCAGTCAGCTTTGATTTTACCACAAGCGCATGATCCTGACTCCAAACAACCTATGTTTGAATTAGAATTACTATCTCTAAATGGTAGTAAGGCAATGGACACATCTAAGATTAAAGAATACTATAAAAACCTAATCTTGACATCCTTATTTGCTGATATTCTAGTACTAGGTCAATCAGGTGGTGGTTCCAATGCTCTAGGTCAAGTAAAAAATTCTCTTTCCGCTTCTGCTGCTGAAGCAATGCTGAGAAAGATTCGTGATGTTATCAATGAAGAGTTAATTAAACAGACATATGAACTCAATGGTTGGGATACTTCCAGAATGGGTCACATGGATTTTGATAACTTAGAATCAGAAGATTTAGAATCATTCTCTAAAGCTGTTCAGCGTTTTGCAAGTACTTCTGTTATTGAAGTTGACCGCGCAGTTCTCAATAGAGTTCGTGAGAGCATTGGTGTTGATGCTTTACCAGAGGATATGGAACCTGATAAAGAAAAGCTACCAGCTATGACTTCTCGTAGTGGTGATGGTTTTAAAACTGCAGGTGAAGGTACTGCAACATCACCATCTGGTAATGACACAAGTTCTGGTAACTTAGAGAATGCAGCATAAAATTGCAGTTCTATATTGGTTGCATCTAAAAGAACACACTGACGTATTCACACAAGGATACGTTGGTGTTACTACTCGTTTAATTGAAACCAGATTCAAAGAGCATTGTGGTAAATTTAATAATTCTTACAATCCTTATAATCCTTTGCATCTGGCATTTAAAGAATACGGAATTGAAAATATTATTAAAACTAGACTCTGTGTTTGTGAAGAAAAACAAACATATGAATTAGAGAAAATTTTCAGACCATTTGAATACATGGGTTGGAATACTGTACAAGGTGGTAAGTTCTCACCACAAGCAAGACAACTTATAATTAGGAATAAAAATGCCATATTCAACCGATAATATCCCACAGTGGGCTAATAAAAAGTCTAAGTCAGTTCAAGAAGTAGCCATTAGAGTATTTAATCAGACTTTGAAAGATACAGGTTCTGAAGAAAAAGCCAGAATTGCTTCACTTGCTGCCATGAAAAATGCAGAAGAAGCTAACAAGAAAGATAAAGTTAAGAAATCCGTAGAGGATATTATTAAAAGTAAGTATCTCAAATAAGGAACAACATGCAATGGACTGCAGATAACACACCGTCTACTATACAAAGTAAATCTTTAAAATTAAGAGAATTATTTGCAAAAGTAGCTAATGCTTCCTTAGATAAAGGTTTCTCAAAAGAAGAATCTATTTTTGCAGGTACTAATGCTGTAAAAATTGAAGAGCGTAAAAATCAACCCGCTAAAGTTAAGGCTCCTAAATTACCATCACACGTAGAAGCACTTAGAAGTTATACGAATCCTTTTGAAGTTGTTTCAAAAGCTGAAGAAATTATAGAAGTTCAAAGTACTGTAAAATCTGCTGAATTTGATGCAGATGGACATTTGATATTGTCAATGTCAGATGGTAAGAAGATTAAAACTAAAAACAAAGCTGCAGAACAAAATATTGAACAGAATATTGCTATTGCTCCAAATGTTCAGTTATTTTCATCAAATGATAGTGTAAATATTACTCAAGATGGTCAAGCTTTTGATTTGACTACAGTTGGTTCAAATGTAGATGTAATTTCATCTGATGGTACTATAACAGTTTCACAAACTGGTGATGTATTTGATTTAAGTGCATCATCTGGAAGTGTAACTGTAAATTTGACATCCTTGGATGGTAGTATTGTTATCACAGAAAATACTGGTAGTTATGATTTAGCAGTATCAGCAGCTTCCCCTGCTTCCACTTTAGTTGTTCAAGTAAGAAATCAAACGGGTTCTACACTAACAAAAGGAACTGTTGTTTACATCAATGGTGCTTCTGGAAATAAACCGCTGGTTAGTAAAGCTCTCGCAACTTCGGATGCAACTTCTGCACAAACACTTGGTTTGATAACTGCAGATATTAATACAAATCAAAATGGTTACGTAACAATCATTGGTGTGGTTGCAGGTTTAAATACATCAGCATTCGCAGAAGGTGTTCAGTTATATCTAAGCCCTACTGTTGCAGGTACATATACGGCAACAAAACCACATGCTCCTAGTCATCTCGTATATGTTGGTGTTGTAACTAGAAGTCATCAAAATCAGGGTACTATTGAAGTTAAAGTTCAAAACGGTTATGAACTCGATGAAATTCATGATGTACAAATTGTTAATCCTACTGATGGTCAGATAATTGCATATGATTCTGATACACAACTTTGGAAAAATATTGATGCACCTGCAAATTCTGTAACATCAGTAACAGCAACTGCTCCAATTAATAGTACTGGTGGATTAACTCCTATAATTTCTATCACTGAAGCTACCACAACTTCTTCTGGTAGTATGAGTGCTGGTGATAAATTAAAGCTTGATGGTATTAGCGTTGGCGCACAAGTTAACAGTATAACTTCTGTAGCTGGTAAAACTGGTGATGTAACTTTAGATAAATCAGATGTTGGTTTATCTAATGTAGATAATACCGCTGATTCTGCTAAAAGTGTAGCCAGTGCATCTACTCTAACTACAGCACGTTTAATTAACGGTGTATCTTTTAATGGTTCTGCAGATATTACTATTGCAGATTCAACCAAGCAACCTCTAGATACTGATTTAACAGTAATTGCAGCCTTAACAGGAACCTCTGGTTTACTTAAGAAAACCGCAACAAATACTTGGACTCTAGACACAAATAATTATGTTACCAGTTCAGGAGTAACATCTGTAAATGCTACAGGTACTGTAAGTGGTTTAACATTCAGTGGTACAGTTACATCAACTGGTGACTTAACATTATCGGGTCAACTAGAAGTTTTACCTTCAGATTTTCAAAGTCAAGCTGCTAATTTAGTTTTAGCATCTCCAAATTCTACAACTGGTAAACCTACTTTTAGAGCTTTGGTGACTTCTGATATTCCAAACTTAGATGCTTCTAAGATTACAAGTGGTACTATTGACGCTGCACGTTTACCTAGTTATATAGACGATGTTCTAGAGTTTTCTAATTTAGCAAGCTTTCCATCTACAGGTGAAACTGGAAAATTATATGTAGCACTAGATACTAATAAAGTTTATCGTTGGAGTGGTAGTACTTATATTTTTATTACAAGTGGAGCCGTTGATAGTGTAGCTGGTAAAACTGGTGTTGTTACATTAAATAGTTCTGATGTAGGATTAAGCAATGTAGAAAATAAAAGTTCAGCTACAATTCGTGGTGAACTTACCAGTGGTAACATAACTACAGCGTTGGGTTTTACACCATATAATGCCACAAATCCTAATGGATATATTACTAGCAGCGGATCAATTACTGGTAATGCAGCAAGTGCTACTGTATTGCAAACTGCAAGAACAATTAACGGTGTATCTTTCGATGGTTCTGCAAATATTAATATTGCTACAAAATTACCAATACTTAACAGACTTAATTCAGTTGTTAATGTAACAATAGCGAATGCTCTACTTGCAGTGACAAATAGAGCAGGTTCAACAATTAACGTAGCAGTAGGCTAAAGGAGATTTCAATGCCAGCAATATACCCATTAGTATTAAATGGTACATCAATTCAAGAATTACAAGCGTCTGATACATTAAATGTAACCTCTGTGCAACTTACAAGTGGTGCAGCAACTCTTAGTTTTCCTACTACAAGTGGTACATTTGCTTTAACAAGTCAAGTACCCACACTAGGTGCAAACGTAGGTACTTTCTTGGCGACACCTAATAGTACAAACTTAGCTGCAGCGATAACAGACGAGACAGGTTCTGGATCATTAGTATTTAATACAAATCCAACTTTAATAGGATATAGAGAAACTAGAGTTGCAATTGCTACTAGTGCAATTGATTTATCTGCTGGTAATTTTTTTACAAGAACAATATCTGGTGCAACCACTTTTACTGTATCAAATGTTGTTGGTTCCGGTAGTGTTAATAGTTTTGTATTAGAACTAACAAACGCAGGTTCTGCTGCGATTACATGGTTTTCTGGTGTAAAGTGGACAGGTGGAACAGCACCAGCTTTAACTGCATCTGGTATAGATATCTTGGGATTTTATACACATGATGCAGGTACTACTTGGCGCGGCATGCTTTTATCTAAGGATAATAAGTAATATTGGGTATGAGATTTAATCCTTAAGATATATTTCTCTTGATTTTACTATAAAATTATGGTATAATTATGTTTATACATTTACAATAAGAGGTGAGCATGGAAACAGTAAATAAAGCTAAAAGTTTTGCTCCCACAGATGCAATGCGAAATAATGCTAGACGAGGTTTGGCATTACGTGAAAAATGGAATCGTGGTGGACTAGACGCTTCTCAAGCTAGTGCAGAGGGAGTAGGTTCTGGAGTAGCTAGAGCAAGAGACATTATTAACGGTAATCTTAGTTTAGATACAGTTAAACGCATGTACGCTTTCTTTAGCAGACACGAAAAGAATTATGCACCAAAGAAGAAAATGCCTGATGGTGGACCAACTGCTGGTACTATCGCTTGGTTACTTTGGGGTGGTTCTGCTGGTTTAGCATTTGCTAGACGAGTATTAAAAGAAGAAGAAATTCTAAAAAGTTATATCAAAGATATTACAGATGAAGAAGTAAATTCTGAAGATAGTTTACTGGGAGTAAAACTTCCAATTACAAAAGCAGTTGACGAAGAATTAAAACAAGCTACATTTATTGTAATGACACCTGAAGAAACTGATCTACATGGTGACATTACCAGTGAAGCAGAAGTTCGTAAGGCTTGTCACAATTTCAATAAATACAGTATGAAAGCTAATTTGTTTCATTTAGTTGAAACTGATACTTTCGAATTCTGTGAAAGCTATTGCTGCCCTAGTGATTTTGTCTTAGGTGATAAATTTGTAAAAAAAGGTACTTGGTTAGCAACTATTCAATCCTTAGATGATGATCTTTGGGAATTAATCAAGTCTGGTGAAATCAATGGTTTGAGTATTGGTGCTTTAGCATCTGTTGAATCAATCGAAGAGGATGATGAATAATGGCAACACAACGAAAAGCTAAAAGAAAACTATCAGATATTAGTTTTGAAAAAGAAGGCGCTCACGTAGCACTTACCAGTAAGCAACAAGGTGGACCTGCTAACGGTCACGATTATGCACTAGTACTAAAAGCTAATAAATTTAGCGAAGAGTTTGTACAAAAGATGCAACAAGTTCGTGTAACTATGGAACTGCCTGATTTCTTACGCAAGTTCTTTTCTGTATATTACGAAGATGCCGAAGTTTTAGCTCGTATGATGGGTTACGAAAAACCGGAAATGACTGAAGAAGTCAAAACACAAGATTATGAAGATTACATTCAATCAAAATTAGAAGCATTTGAAATTCTGAAATCTGCTAATGATTCAGAGAGTTTATCACAAGTGTTATCTGATTTAGATGAAAATGAATATCTAGCAATGCTCAATGATCAAGAACGAATCGAAAAAGCATTTGAAGAATTAAAAAAAGCATATAAGCCTAAAACTGGTGACATGGTTCAATGGAACTCAAGTGGTGGTAAAGCCACTGGTAAAATTGAGCGTGTTATGACAGAAGGAACTTTGGATGTTCCAGATACTGAATTTAGTATTAATGCTAGTGCAGAAAATCCTGCTACTCTAATTAGAATTTATACAGATGGTGAACCTACTGAAACATTAGTTGGTCACAAAGCTAGTACGCTCACTAAGGTGAAAAAGTCTGTAACAAAAGAATCTGCACCTACTGCTTCTGCAGACGGTAATGATACCTCAACAAACGCTGGCGTTGAGAATATTGAAGGGGTGTCTACCTCTGTTAACAAAGAAGAATTGGAGAAATCTAAGATGGAAGACGAAGTAAAAGTCGAAACCGTTGAAAAAGCTCAATTTGAACTTGTACAAAAAGCTTTAGAAGAGCAAAAAGTACAACTACAAAAAGCTATGGAAACAATCGCTCAATTTGAAGCTGAGAAAAAAGAAGCTATCAATAAAGCGAAAACTGAAAAAGTTAAAGCTATCGTTAAAGACGAAAGCAAAGTAGAAGCAATCGCTAAGGCTGCTCTATCACTAGAATCCGAAGATGATTTTACAGCGTTCCTCGCCGCAATCGAAGCGATGATGACTACTGTTGAAACATCTGAGATGTTCGTAGAAAAAGGTGCTTCAACTCAAGAAGAAACCGTTGTTAAAGAATCTGCTGTGGCAAAATTACTTAAAGCCAAGCAAGTAACTAAGTAATAAAAGGAAAATAAAATGCCATTAATCGCAACAGAAGCTAAACGTCTTTCTAACGTTGTCAAACAAGAACTATTCCCTGAATCTGCCTACTGCCGTGTAGCTGTAACCTATAATGGTACTGCTGCTGCTCTAGTTCCCGGTACTGTTCTCGGTAAAGTCACTACTGGTGGTAAGTACAAAATTGCTGTGCAAACTGCTACCGATGGTTCAGAAGTTGCTGACGCTATCGTGATGGTTGAACAAACCGTTGCTGCTACCACTGACACAAAGGTTCTATGCCTAGTTCGTGGTCCTGCTATCGTATCCAAGGCTGGTCTAGTTCTAGATGCAACCTACAATACTGATGCTGAATTAGCCGCTGTATACGCTGCTCTAGAAGCCAAGGGTATTCTCTGCAACGATGCAGTTTAATATCTAAATTACCGAACAATAAAACAAGGAAATTATAATGCAAACTCGTAGTTTTGAAAAACCATTTGAACTAGTCGATTACACAGAAGAACTACTCTTAGTTCCTAATAAGTGGGGCTTGATCAATGAATTAGGTCTATTCGGTGAAGAAGGCGTAGCTCAACACAGCGTTACCGTTGAATCCAGCGAAGGTACTCTCGGTCTAGTTACCGACAAAATCCGTGGTGAGCGTAACAACGTAGCTAAGAGCGACACACGCGCTTTACGTTCATTCGCCATTCCACACTTCCCAATGGATGATGCAGTTAAGCCTGAAGATGTCCAAGGTAAACGTGCTTATGGTTCTGCTGATCAAGCTGAAACCGAAGCTGCTGTTATCGCTCGTAAACTAGAGCGTATCCGCATGAACCACTCAGTAACTCTAGAAGCTGCTCGTGCCTATGCAATTACTGTTGGTGCTATCTACGCTCCTAACGGTACTGTAGCTGGTAACTTCTACACTGATTTCGGTATCACACGTAAGTCTATTGACTTCGTACTCGGTACTTCCACTACTGACCTAAACGCTAAGTCAGAAGAAGGTATTGCTCACATTCAGGACACAATCCAGAGTGGTGAAGTTGTTAGCAACATTATCGTACTATGCTCTCCAGCATTCTTCGCTAAGTTGATTAACCACGCTACAGTCAAAGAAGCTTACAAGTACTACACAAGCACTCAAGAGCCTCTACGTAACCGTCTAGGTTCTGGTGTATATCGCCGTTTCGTACACGGTGGTGTTGAGTACATCGAATACCGTGGTTCTTACAACGGTACTGCTCTAATCCCTGCTGGTGAAGCTTACATGCTACCACAAGGTACTTCTGACATGTTCAAGACTTACTTTAGCCCTGCTAACAAGTTCTCACATGTTAACACCATTGGTGAGCAAGCTTATGTATTCACTTACAAAGACCCTAAAGACAGCGAAATTCAGATTCAATCAGAAGCAAACTTTTTGAACTTAATTCGCCGCCCACAAGCTGTTGTTCAATTGACAACTTCTAACTGATGATTGCCCTTCGGGGCTTTCTAAAGTAAATTTAGATTCCCTCTTCGGAGGGGGTCTAACATTAGTCTTATGTTGTAACATTATATGTGTTATATTATAGGATTAATGTTAGATATATTTATATAAGGAATAATAAATGGCTACAATCCAAGACCTTCGCTATGAACTAGGTGATACTTCAGCCGAATTCCCGATTATGAGTGATGCTGAGTACACTTATTTTTTGACTAAGAATTCAGGTGTTCTTTACCGATCTGCAATGGATGCTGCAAAAAGCATTATGCTTAAGCTGTCAATGCGTACTGATGAAACAGTAGATATCTTTAGTATTAAAGGTGCTTCTGCTGCTAAGAACTACATGCAAGCTTTGCAAATGTATATTAAGAATCCTGACCTAAATGCAATGTATGATAAAGTACAAGGTTATGCTGGTGGTATCTCAAAAGCAGATATGCAAGCTAACGATTCTAACTTAGATAATAACATTGTTGTGCAACCTACTGACGAAACATTTACATACCGCCCAAGTTCATTCGGTATTTAAGCCAAGGAAATACTATGGATAAATACTTAGCGATAGCACTTAAAGCAATTAGTACTCACGGTAAAACTTGCAGCTACACCATAGTAACTGAAGGTTCTTATGATATTGAGACAGGTAGTACAACCAACACAGAAACATCATATTCTGTTAAAATGTATAAGAAGCACGTTAGAGCAAGTCAATATAACTTTCCAAATATGATCGGCAGAGATTCTGCTCTATTCTATTTACCCAATAATAACTTGGGTTTTGTACCTGCACCTACAGATAAGATCACAATTGATTCTATTACTTATACGGTAGATTCTGTTACAGAACATGCTGCTGATGGTCTTGTAATTTTATACAAAATATTAACTGTAAAAGGTTAACCATGCAAGTTACATGTGATACTTCAAAACTAGAACAAAGCTTAAAGAAGTTCCATGAAGAAGCTGTTCGTAAAATGCAAGGTATGGTTCAAAAGTTTTCATATATTGTTGCATGGACTGCTATTGATAATACACCTCTTGGTGATTCTATAAAATGGGAATCATTATATTTGAAGCGTGAAAAATCTATTGGTTTAGAACCAATTGAAGGTTTTGCTAAAGGTTCTTGGCGAGTATCAATGGATGGTACATTGGAAATGCAAACTCTATATGGTCAAGATTCTGATGAAATGGCTGCTTCTCTAATTAGACAAGACTTGAATCAGTATAAACTTGGTGAGACTGTGATGATCAGTAACTTTGGTCCTTATATTGTAGAGTTAGAGAAAAACTTTACGAGATACAATAAACAACAACCAATTGTACAACCAACTATGGAATCTGTTTACAGAACATATCAGTTGAGTTTAGATGATTATTATAAGGCAAGTTAATGGCAATATTAGAAATTAAAAGAGCAGCCGAAAGAAAACTGAACACATTAAGTCCTGTATTACCTACAGCTTATGAAGGTGTTACTTTTAATCCTCCAAATGGATTATATCAAAGAGTGCAGTTTACTATTCAAACTCCAGATGATCCTGTGCTTGGTACAGGCTTTCACAGAGAAAGAGTAACAATGCAGATATTCATAGTCGGTGCTGCAAACAAAGGAACCTCAGAAGTAATTACTCGTGCTGAATTGATTAGAAATCATTTTGCAAAAGGTTTGGTGCTTCAAGAAGGTAATGTAAAAATACACGTATTAAAAACTCCGCAAGTTGCTGGAAATACAGTTGTATCTGAAAGAGTAATTTGTCCTGTACTAATTGAATTAGTTGCAGAAATCTATTCTTACTGAAAACAAGGTTGCTGAACCTAAACCAGCGCATTTGCAAATGCTAAATTTAAATTAAGGAAATAATATGACAATTTCAAAAGGTACAGCCAAACAGGTTGCTTACAAAAAGGAAACTACATTTGGTACTCTAGCAGGTAATACTTCTGGTAAACTATTGCGTAGAGTTACAGCTAACTTTAACTTGGTAAAAGAAGCTTATGAATCAGCCGAAATTCGTGTTGATCGTCAGGTAGCTGATTTCCGTCACGGTGTTCGTTCTGCTGAAGGTACTCTAAATGGTGAACTCTCTTCAGCTTCATATGCTGACTTTATGGGTTCTATCGTAGGTAAAGATTTTGCTGCTGTTACACTCGGTTCTGCTGTTCAAACTACAGTTACTGCTGTTGGTACAACCTACACTCTAGTTCGTTCAACTGGTTCATGGTTAACTGATGGTATTCGTGTTGGTATGGTTATTCGTGCAAGTGGTTTGACTGCTACTGCTGATAACGGTAAAAACTTACTAGTTGCGTCCTTGACTTCAACAAACGCTGTTGTAGTACCTTTAAATGGCTCTACCATCGCTGCACAAGCTGTCGCAAGTTCAGTTACACTAACTACTCCCGGTAAACAAACCTTTGTACCTGCAACTGGTCACACTGATGATTCCTACACTGTAGAAGAGTTTTATTCTGACATCGCTCAGTCTGAAGTCTACACAGGTATGAAAGTTAACAACCTATCTGTTCAGTTACCTGCAACTGGTTTAACAACTGTAGATATCGGTTTTGCTGGTAAAGACTTAACTCAAGTTGGTACTAGTCAGTATTTCACATCCCCTACTGCTCAGAATTCAAACGGTATCTTTGCTGCTGTAAACGGTGTGATGCTTGTTGATGGTGCTGCCGTAGCTCTAGTTACTTCTGCAGATTTTGCAATCGAACGTGCTACTGAAAATGCTGCTGTTGTTGGTTCCAACTCTGTTGCTGATATTTTCACTGGTCGTATCCGTGTAACTGGTAACTTAAGTGTTTACTTCCAAGATGCTGCTTTCCGTGATTACTTCGATGACGAAACTCCTGTTTCAATCGTATTGACAGTAACTGCTGATAGTTCTGATGCTGCAAACTTCGTAGCGTTTACTTTACCTAAAGTTAAGCTCGGTAGTTTCACAAAAGATGACGGTGAACTTGGTCTAATCGCTTCAGCAAGCTTTCAAGCTCTATTGAACGATGTTACTAGTGCAGGTCTAGCTGCTACTACAATTCAAATTCAAGATTCTGCAGCATAATATTGCTAATGTAACTTGATAAGCCCCGGTTAATAGCCGGGGGTTTTTTTTTGCTTACATCACTTGATTTATCATAAAAAATATGCTATAATCAGTACTTCATTAACAATAACAGAAAGGAACTATTATGACTTTTGATCTAGCAAAACATAATTATACAGAGATTGCCGAAGTAGGCTACAAATTTGAATTAAAACTTCCCGGTACTGGTGAAGCAACTGGAGTATTTATCACAGTACGTGGTGATCAATCTAAAACAGTTAAAGCTTTTGCTCGTAAGAAGTATGCTGAATTCAAACTACGTGAACAACAAGCTAAACGCAGAGGTAAAGATGTTGAAGACATGACCTTGGAAGAAGCTGAAGAACTAAGCATTGAGTCTGCTGTTGTACGAGTCATTGGTTGGGAGAACATTACTGAAAACGGTAAGGTTGTTACTTTCACTAAAGAAAATGCTGAACGAATCTTTAAGGATTATCCTTGGATTAAAGAAGCGGTGATGGAGGAATCAGGTCAAATCCTGAACTTTCGATCAGAGTGAAATTCAAGAAGCTATAACTTTTTCTAAACAAGAGTTTGGCTTCGGTAAGCGTTCTAAAGATGGCTCTACCTTAAGAGATCAACTCAATTCCGTATGGAGACAAACAGGTATAAAACCTAAAGAGCTTGAAGATATAACAGAGCTACCTGATGGTTGTATTCATGTATGGAAATGGTTTATTGATCTACATAATGCACGAAGCTCCAACGGCTTTGGTGTCAACCCAATAGCTTATACAGAAATTAAAGCTTATTTTGATTTAATAGAGTTGCAGCCTGAAGAATGGGAAATTAACTTGATTAAGTTATTTGACAATGAAGCATTACAAGCTTACGCGAAAGAAGCTGAAGCAGAACGCAAGAAAAGTAATAAGAAATAAAGTAGTAGCCTTCTAACGAGGGCTTCTATGTGTATAGATTAGTGTAGTTTATACACATAGGAATTTACATCCACAACGGGAGAAATGCTATGGAGAATAAAGATTATTATGTTTATGTACACAGACGAAATGATAATAATACTGTGTTTTATCTCGGAAGTGGAAGATTAAGAAGAAAAGATGCAAAAGGAAGAACTAAAACCAAAGAATGGTCTGTAATAGACTCTGAAGCAGATGGACACACTGTTGAAGTTTTATACTCGGGTTTGTCTAAAGATGAATCAATCCGTTTAGAAAAACAACTATTAGGAATTCCAGATGAGTCTTGGAAACTTGTAAATAAAAGACCTGCATTTAATGAACACGAACTGAACATTGATATGCTTAGTTCACTGTTTGAATACAGTGAAGACAGTCCAAGTGGTTTAGTGTGGATAGGTTCTAAACATAAAACCAGGAATGGAAAACAAGCAGGTTCTTTGCAAAATTCAAACAGTAAGCAATATTGGGTTGTTAGGAAAGATACTAAGTTATACCTTGTTCATCGTGTTGTAATGGCACTACAAGGTTTAAAACTGGATGGTTTAGTTGTAGATCATATCGATGGTAACGGTCTTAACAATAATCTTGAAAATCTGAGAGTTTTGACACAAGCTCAAAATAGCTTAAACTGCAGATTAAAAACTAATAACAGTAGCGGACATACTGGCGTTGGCTTGATTAAACAGAACAAGACTGAATATTGGGTTGCTACAGTTACTGTAGGAAATCGTAAATACGTTAGAAAGTTTAATACACTAAAGTACCTCAATGCAAAAGAATTGGCAATATCTTGGCATAAACAAAAAATATCAGAATTAATACTAAAGGTTTAAAATGGAATTAGCCGAACTTAAATTTGTGGTGGACACCAAGCAGTTGGAAGATGCTGCCAAGAAAATAGATGCACTTGCTGTTTCAGTTTCAAAGGTTAATAAACCTGTTACTGATGCAGCAATGAAGAGTGAAAAACTAGCGCAAGCACAAGCAAAGACTGCTCGTGAAGCTGCTAAACTAGAAGAAGCAAATACCAAAGCTTCTATTGCTGCTGAAAAACTGGCCAAAGCTCAGAATAGTGCTACTGAATCTAGTAAGACACACATGTCGATTCTTGAGAAGCAAACAAGCATTACAAGTTACATGTCTGATGGTTTGTCTAAAGGTATGGCTACCATTATGTCTTACGGTAAAGCAGCGGGTCTTGCCGCAGGGGACTTAAAATTATTACTTGACACGTTACAAACTCAAAAGAAATTCTCTGGTGATCCATTTGATAACAGTCTAAGTGGAGTTACATCTTTAAAGAATGAATTAAGTATTCTTAGAGAGGTTCAAAGATTGTATGGTGCAGGTGTTGACTTAACATCAAAACAAGTGCGTGAACTAGCCTCAGATAAAGAACGATTGATTGTAAAGCTTAAACAAGAGGGTTCTTCTTTATCTGCGATAAAAGAATCGCTAAGAAATCTCAATAGCGAATACATTGGTCTTGCAACAAGTATAAATAAACTTTCAGACGCAGAGAAGCAAAGAATAAAACAGCAAAATGACGCTGCAAGAGCTACTGAATATGTTGCATCAGAGACAGAGCGTTTAAATAGACTAACTGAATCTAACGGTAGTGTCACTAGTGCAACAAATAACAAGTTAATTAAGTTTGAACAAGCTTTAAAAGCAACAGGTATGTCAGCTAATGAACAAGTAATTGCATTAGAAAAATACAAAGCTAGTTTGTTATCTGTACAAAAAGCTGCAGGTAATCGTCAGATTGATTATCTATCAAGAGCTTTGGGTCCACAGATTACCGACATTGGTGTTGGTTTAGCTACAGGTCAAGCACCTTTAACTATCTTGTTACAACAAGGTGGTCAATTACGCGATCAATTTGCGTTAGCTGGTGTAGCTGGTTCAGAAATGGGTAAGATGCTTGTTCAAGCCAGTAAAGCAATGGTTACAAGTATTAAAGATATTGGTCTTGCCGTTGGTCAACTAGTAACTGGTGCTATAGCTGGTACAGGTAAAGCTATTTTTGATGGAATTATTGCTCCTTTCAAAAGATTATCTGAAGCTAGAGATGCTTTAAAACAATTTGATGATGGTTTAATTTCTAGTACTCGTTATGCCAGATTAATGGAATTGGCTACTGGTAGAATGTATCAGTCTTTATTTTCATTGGGTAAGGTCATTGGTGTAACTGCTGCTATTGGTCTTGGTTTACTTGCTAAAGGTCTTTATGATGTAATTAAAGAGCAAGATGCCATGACAACACAGCTTGTTTTAACAGGTGCTTCTTTAGGCGTTAATACCACTGCTGCAATATCTTATGCAAATTCTTTAAATTCAGTAGGTGTTACAACTGCTTCTGCTTTAAAAGTAATGCAAGCAATGGCAAAAGAAGGTGGTTTTGTTGCTGGTGAAATAAATATGATTGTCACCTCTGCAAATAACTTAAAATTAGCAGGTGTCGCAATTGAAGATACTGTAAAGCAGTTTGCTAAACTAAAAGAAAAACCAGTCGAAGCGTTACTTGAAATTGCGAAAGCAACAGGTATGGTTTCTCCTGAAGTAACTAAATTAGTTTATGAATTAGCAGAACAAGGTAAAACAAGTGAAGCTGCTGCTGTAGCAATGAAGGCATATGCTGATGTAACTGTCAAGCAGAAAGATAGATTAAAATCAGAACTTAGTGATTTTGCTATATTTGTAAAAAGTCTATCTTCTAGTATTGCTGAATTTTTTGATGAAGTATTCAGAGGTTTGTTTAGAAAAACATCACCAACAGAAGCTATTAAAAGAGAAATAGCTGATCTTGAGAATACAATCAAATTGGGTACACAAGCTTCACCAGAAACAAAAGCTAGAAACGATGCTAACTTATCTGCACTTAAAGAGCAGTTGAAGTTATCACAACAAGCACTTGATATTGAACAAACGAGATCATCTGATCAAGCCAGAAACGCCAAGATGTATCAAAGTTTTATTGCAGATCAAGCTCAGTTCGCTTCCAATGAAATGAAGCGAACAAAAGAGATTGCTGAAGCTGAAAACAAATATCAGGGTCTAGTAAAGAATGGTCAGATTTCACAACTTCAATATGAAACACTTATTTCCAATATTAAAGATAAATATAAGGATGCAAAACCTGAAGTTGATAAAGAAGCAGAAGCATTGAGAAAGAGTGCTGAAAAATATTTAAATAGAATTTCTTCATTAACTAATGCTGCCACTAAAGAACAAGAAAATTATACTAAAGCGCAAAAATTAGCACTTGATATTTTTTCTGATCCTACATTTGCAAATCAACCGGAATTAATGAAAAGGACAATTGTTGCTGCTATTGAAAGAGCACATGCTGAAGAACTAGTTGCTGATGAACTTGAACGTCAGAGAAAGATATCTGAGCAAGTTGTCAAAACTCGTAACGAACTAGTTTCAAAAGGTTCTAAGGAAATTGAACAAGCTAAAGTAACAACTAAAGCATTGGAAGAAGAATCTGCATTATATGACTACAGACTCAGTTTAGTTGGCCTACAAGAAAAAGAAGTAGAAAAAATATTATCCCTTAAAAAGATAGAAATCGAATATGAGAAAGAACTTGCCAGAATTAAATCTCTAGGATTACTATCTGGTCAAGAATCAGATTTAAGACTACAAGCTTATAGTAATTATCTTCTAAAGAAAGAAGTGCTAGATAAAGCTTCAAATCTCAAAGTCGTCCAAGATTTACAAAAGGAATACGATAGAATCAGTAATGGTGTTACAGACAGTATTGTAACCGCTTTATTTGAAGGTGGTAAAGCTGGAAGTAAAAAACTCAGAGACTTGATTATTGCTGAACTTAAAAAGCCAATTACAATTGTAGTCAAAGCTCTGATTGATGCTACACTCGGTAGTTTTATTCAAAGTGCAATTGGTAGTGCTGCAGGTAGTTCTGGTGCTTCTTTTGCAGGTTCTGCTGCAGGTTCTGCAGCTACTGGTGGTATTTCCAATATGGCGATTGGTGGAGCTACATTAGGTGCTCAAGCTGGTGCATTTGGTTCAGGAGTTGCTTCGGGGTTTAGCTTCGGTGCTCCTGTATCCTCCATGGGTAGTGCAACATCTGCTTCATTTAATGCAGGTGCTACATATGGTGCTCCTGTTCTTGGAGCTGTCGGTGGTATGGCTATAAATAGAGGTATCAGTAACGGTTATAAAATTAGCAATACTGTCAATACTGTTCAAGATATTGCTACTGCAGTAGCTTCTGCTATCAATCCTGTTTTTGGTTTGATTGCTGGTGCTTTCTCCGGTTTAACTAATAGAGCGTTTGGTCGTAAATTAGCTGGTGTAGGTATCGAAGGTACATTGGGTGGTGAAACTGGTTTTGAAGGCAATCGTTACACTTTTGAAAAAGGTGGATTTTTCCGTAGTAATAAAACTACAAGATCAGTTTTAGAAGAAGCAGATCGTAGTGCTATTGCCTCTGATTTTAGACTTATTAAAACATCTGTAATGGAACTTGCTGAATCAGCAGGTTTTGGTTCAAGTGCATTGGATAACTTTACACAAAGATTCGCTATTGATTTGATGAATCTTTCACCAGAAGATGCTGTTAAAAAATACAAAGAAGAGTTTGCCAAGATCGAAGAATCTATGGCTAAAGCTGTTATTGGCACTAGTGGTTACAGAAGAGAAAATGAAACCAATATTCAGGCTTTGAGTAGAATCAGTGGTTTTATGAAAGGTGTGAATACTGCATTTGAGAAACTAGGATTTGAGACTTATAAACTAGAGTTAGCTTCATTAGATGCTGCTCAATCATTTGTTGACATGTTTGGTGGTATCGAAGGTTTCAGTCAAGCTATGAGTTTCTTTTATGAGAACTTCTTCACTGATGCTGAAAAAACTGCTAATCTAACTAAAGATTTGACAGATGCTTTTGCTGATTTAGGTGTTGAACTTCCGGGTACTCGTGAAGCTTTCAGAGCTTTGGTTACTACTGCTCAAGAAGCTGGTGATGATCAGCAAGTTAAAAATCTACTTGATTTACAACAAGCATTTGCACAGTTAGTACCTGTTACTGAAGTACTAGTAGAGACTGTTGAATTAATAAGTAAAACTATGCAAGACCTCTTGAAGGAAAGAGCAAATCTTGAAGTGGAATTATTACAGGTACAAGGTAGAACAGATGAAGCTAATGCTGCATTACGTAGAATTGCTACTGAAGGTTTTACTGAAGCTGAAATAGCTGCTTATGATTTTAATCAATCTTTAAGAAATCAAATTCAAGCTTATAAAGACGCAGACACCGCTGCTAAAGAAGCTGTTAAGTCGCAAAAAGAAGCTGCTGAAAAACTAGTTCAAACTAGAACACAGGAAACTGATGCTGCTCTTGATAGTGTAAGACGAGCTATTGATGCTGAAAAGGAATTGGTTCAGGTTCGTTTAGATGCTGCTGAAAAAGAAGAACGATCCATTAAAGCTGTCTTTGATTTATTATCTTCTACTATCTCAGATATTAGAGGTCAGTCAAATGCAGCAGGTAATCTAAATTCAGCAAGAGCTTTAATATCTAATGCTATCAACACTGGTGTATTACCTGATGCTGATAAGTTATCAGATGCCTTGAATATTGTTAGAGGTAGTATTGAATCTACAGCATACGCTACAAAGACTGAGCAAATCAAAGCAGGTTTAAAACTTGCTAATGAACTTCAGTCATTACAAGATATTGCTGAACCTCAGTTATCTGCAGCGGAACGAGCCGTTATTTTGGCACAAGACCAATTGGTGATATTAGATAATCAACTTAAACAAGCTCAATTACAAGTTGATGCATTGAGAGGTGTTGATACTTCAATTGTTAGCTTGAGTACAGCGATGGGTAACTTGGCTACTGCTATCTCAGCAGAAGCTGCTGCTAAAGCTGCTGTTACTGCTTCTAATAAGACTTCTACAAGTACAGCATCACAGAGTTCTACAGGTGGTTATAATCTTGTAACAACTGCAACTGGAGCTACGTTGAACTTCCCCGGTGGTGGTTCTCACTCCGTTGCTGGACCAGACGCTGTTAAGTTGTTAACAGAAGCTTATGGTCTAGTATCCGGTCCCGGTGGTAGTTTAGTAAGAACTAGAGCCGATGGTGGTTATACACCTCCCGGTATGACTTTGGTTGGTGAAGATGGTCCAGAATTGGTTAACTTTAGTCGCCCAAGTATGGTTTATACTGCTGCACAAACTAGCTCTTTGATGGGTGGTTCTTCTTCTGAAGAGCTTGCTGCTATTAGACAAGAGTTAATAATGCTTCGTGCAGAAACTCGTGCAGTTGTTAGCAACACATCTAAGACAGCTAAAATTCTTGACAGGTCTAGTCCAGATGGACAAAGCTTGCAAGTTACTGTTGTTACACCTTAATGCAATAAACAGAGGGAGTTAATTCTCCCTTTGTTTTATATTCGAAGGAATAAAATGAAGTTACTTAAATTCAAAGATAACTTAGATATAAATCAAGAGAGTTGTTATGCAAGTTCTTAAGCCTCTAGTATTTCAAAACTCTCAACTGATTAGTACTACTGCAGTTAATGCAGATGCTAATTATAATTCAGGTACAACATATGCATTAGGTGCAAAAGTATCTTATCAAGGTATTCGTTATGAATCTTTGCAAAACACTAACTTAAATAAAACACCCGATGTTTCACCTACTTGGTGGCTTAACATAGGTGCAACTAATCAGTTTGCAATGTTCGATCAGTTTGTAAGTACTAGTACTACAGCAACTACAAGTTTAACTGTAGTATATGCTCCGGGTGCAGTATTTAATAGCATCGCACTAATTAACTTAGAAGCTGCTGTTGTTACTATAACAATTAGAGATGGTTTAGCTGGTCCTATTGTATATGAAAATTCTGCAGGTCTTTCAGGTGCTAACGTAACAAATTGGTATGATTATTTCTTTCTTGATCCTCTACTAAAAAGAACACAAGTAGTATTCTCTGGATTACCTGCTTATGTAAATTCGTACATTACAATTGAATTAACAAATAGTACAGGTCAACCAGTAAGCGTAGGTCAAGTTGTAGCGGGTGATCTTGCTTCTCTTGGTCAGACTCAATATGGTGTATCTGCAGGTATTGTAGATTACAGTGTTAAAGAAACTGATGAATTTGGTAATACAACATTTGTTAAAAGAGCATTTAGTAAAAGAATGCAATCTGATTTCTTCTTGGAGAATAATCAATTAAATAGAGTACATGCTTATCTAGCTTCAGTAAGAGCTACACCTGCTGTATGGATTGGTTCTAGTGATCCTCAGTTTGAAGAAGCATTAATTATCTATGGTTTCTATAGAGAATTTTCATTGCAAATTGCATACCCAAATAATAGTTTATATAACATCGAGATAGAAGGATTAACATGACAACAATTACAACTTTACCAACACCTCCAAGTAGAAGCGATCCTGTTAACTTTGCAGATAGAGCAGACGAATTTCTTGGTGCTTTACCTACTTTCGGTGATCAAGCAAATGCTGTAGCTAGTGAAGTAAACGGTTACGCGAGCAATGCACAAACTGCTAAAACACAAGCTGAAGCTGCCGCTGCTGCTGCACTAGCAACTGCTAACACAAGTCTTTGGGTTAGTGGCACAACTTATGCTGTAGGTGTAGTTACATATAGTCCTATTACCTTTTTGAGTTATCGTAGAAAAACATCAGGTGCAGGAACTACCGATCCTTCTGCTGATGCAACAAATTGGCAACTAGTCGCTGGTTCAGGTGATGTTACTTTAACAGGTACACAAACACTGACTAATAAAACATTAATTTCTGTTATTTCAACTGCTACTAAAGAGACTAAGGTTTCTATGCCAGCTAATAACTTTGATTTGAATACAGCTAATTATTTTACTAAGACAATCAGTACAACAACTACTTTTACAGTAAGTAACGTACCATCAAGTGGAACAAGTGTTGCTTTTATTTTAGATGCTACAAATGCAGGTTCTGCTGCAATTACATGGTTTTCTGGTGTAAAATGGGCTGGTGGTACAGTACCTTTGTTAACAGCAAGTGGTAGAGATATCTTAGGATTCTTTACACATGATGCAGGTACTACTTGGAATGGCTTAGTTTTAGCTAAAGATATTAAATAAGGAGTATTATGACAGCAAGAAATATATTAATGGCTGCAGCGGGAGGTTCTACTGATGCTAATTATATTGAGGATGTGTTCTCGACTTGGCTTTACGCAGGTAACGGCTCTACGCAGACCATCACCAACGGTATTGATCTGGCAGGCAAGGGCGGGTTGGTTTGGGCAAAAGGGCGAAACCTTGCTGGCTATAACCACTGCTTAATGGACACAGCGCGCTCTGGCATCTTGTTTTCAGATACAACGCAACCAGCAAGTGATTACCCGACCGACATTCAGTCATACAACTCAAACGGGTTTACGCTTAAGGCTCAAGCGTCCTCATCGTACTCAAACATTGTCGGCACAAACTACGTCTCATGGACATTCCGCAAGCAACCAAAGTTCTTTGATGTTGTGACGTATACAGGTGATTCAACCTCTGGCAGAGCTATTCCACACAGTCTTGGTAGCACTCCCGGCTGCATCATTGTAAAAACAACCAACGCAGACGATCAGTGGGCTGTTTACCACAGAAGTTTGACTTCTGGTTTTTACATTCGACTGCAATCAACAGGCGCAGCCATAAGCAATAGCGGAGTATTCACCACCACACCACCAACAAGTACCGACTTTATTGTTGGCAACGACAGTGCATCAAACTTGAGTGGCCGCACATACGTTGCCTATTTATTTGCCCACAACGCAGGAGGCTTTGGCCTGACGGGTACGGACAATGTGATTTCGTGTGGGTCGTTTACGACTGATGGCAACGGGACAATTCCAGAAACCTCTTTGGGATACGAGCCACAATGGGTAACGTTCAAAGCATCCAGCACAACAGGCGCGTGGACAATTAACGACACAATGCGGGGTCAACCTACGCCAGCTACGGCAAATGCTTCAGCCCCTGATGCAACGCTGTACGCTAAC